GGAGAAGAAGTCATTGTCCTTAAAGCTTTTGCAAATGTAAAAACTACAAAAGGATTTACATTAATCACAAGCGGAACAGATTTTGAAAAGGCTTTTACTAATTTTACTATACGATATCCAAAAACAGAAATAACAAGAGATATGCAAATTAAATATAACTCTAAAATTTATACAATAGAATATCTTAATAATGTTAACGAGGAAAATGTAGAATTAGAAATTCAAGCGAAAGAAGTAACTAAATAATGGCGAAATTTAATGTGGAACTTCCCAATGATTTATTGAAAGAACTTAAAAATTTAGAGATTAACACTGAAAAAATGATGGGAGAAATGACAAAGACAGGTGCAGAAATAGTATATAGAAAAGTACTAAAAAATGCACCTAAAAGTTTTCAAGGTTCAAATATAATGAAATGCCTGAAAATAACTAAAATATATAAGACAAAAAGCGATGACGGTATAAATACCAAGGTCGCTTTTTACGGTTATTTTAAGAATAAAAGAGGAATAAAAGAACCAGCACCACTTATAGCAAATGTCTTTGAACATGGAACATCAACAGTAAAAAAACAACCATTTATGCGTAAATCATTTAATAAATCAGAAATAGAAGTTGAAATGAAAAAAATTCAAGAAAAATATTTACCGAAGGAGTAAAAAATGAAAAAAAATGAAAATTCTGCAAAGTATAATGAAAATTCACAATATTATGAAGTAGAGTTAAAAGCTCCAGAAGTGAAAGGAAACTTCGCAACAAAAGTAACAGTAACAGACCTATTCGAGAATAAGTTGGAGGAATTTATAAATATTCCTGTATTAGAAATTGATCCTAATACAGAAATTAAAAGAATATTATCTGAATTAAATATTCCAATAGCACATTTAAAATATAAGGGAAATAAAAAAACATATATAATATGGACTATTATCGATGAACAGCCAATTTTTTCAAGTGATGATGAAATCAACTTTAGTGAGATTACGATAGATATAGATATTTATAGTGAAAGTAACTATTTAAGTATAATGAGTTCTGTAAAAAAAATAATGAAAGAAAATGAATGGATTTGGGATGGAGATAGTGAAGAATCATTTGAAGAAGATACAAAACTATATCACAGAACATGTACATTCTTGAAAGAAAGGAAGATTTGACATGGCTAATATTGGTTTAAGAAATGCAAGATATAATTTAATAGATTCAGAAACTAAAAAGTATAAAGCATTAACTGAATCAAAAGTACCTGTATTAGGTAAGCTTATTGATGCTAAATTAGGCGAAAATAGAGGAGAAGCATCTTTGTTTGCAGATGATACACTAGCAGAGTATGCAAACACTTTTACAGGAGCAACATTATCATTAACAATTGATGATGTAGATGATGAAACTTATGCAAGAATAAAGGGCTGCGAATATAAAGAAGGAGAAATAACAGAAAATCAAGAAGACTCTGCACCAGAAATAGGATATGGACATATTATTACTAAAATGATAAACGGTGTCAAAAAATATAAAGTTGAGTTTTTAGCAAGAATAAGGATAACAAGTGTAACAGCAGATGCAAAAACAAAGGGAGAGTCAATAGAATTTAATACTGTAGCTATTGAAGCAAAAGTTATGCCTTTAATAGAACCGATAAATGGACTAAAAGAAGGAGATTGGAAAAAAGTTAAGACATTTAACACTTTAGCAGAAGCGAATACATATTTAGATGAATTACTAACACCAAGTAAATAATTTGGGAGGGAATATGCAAGAGAAAATAAAACATATAAAAGTAAATGATATAGAATATCCATTAGTTTTTAATTTAAACGTTATGGAAAAAATACAAGATGAGTATGGAACTGTCGAAAACTGGGGAGAGTTAACAGATGGCAAAATCAAAGAAGATGGAACAAGACAAGAGATAAATTTAAAGGCAATTAAATTTGGAATTACAGAAATGATTAATGAAGGAATAGATATAGAAAACGAAAATCAGGGCAATAAAAGAGCATTTTTAACAAGTAAGCAAGTTGGAAGAATAATTACAGAATTAGGACTAGAGAAAATTAGCAATAATATTCATGAAACTGTAATTGTGTAATCCACGAGGACGATAATTTAAAAATCGATTTCTCGTAGGATTCTTTTTATAGGTCATTGTTTATTGAAATTTTCAGAAAAAGAAGTAGGTAGAATGACTTTAAGAAAATTGTTGAATTTGTATGAACATTATAAAAATAATTATGATTTTACATTATCTAAGATGAGTTATCAAGAAATGACAGAGAAGATTAATCATAAAGGCGAAATGTTTTCAGATTAGCAGGAAGGAAAAATAATGGAAAAAATTAAATGCCCTCAATGTGGAATGACTTTGATTTTTGCAGAACACATTGAAGCAGAATTAAAATGTAATAGATGTAAACGAATTATACGAATACAAAAAGAAAAGAGTGAGGAACACGCATATACAAAAGTAGTGAAGTAGTTACCCAAAACCTTTCTTTACTTTATGTAAAGAAGGTGAAATAAATGGCGGCAAGTTTTGGAGGAACAGTAAAACTAACTGGCGAAAGTGAATATAGAAAAGCACTTAAGGATATAACATCAAGCTTAAAGCTTGTTTCAAGTGAATTAAAATTAACAAACACACAATTTGCAAATGGCGACAATACTTTAAAACAAACTAAAGCATCATACAGTAGCATGAAAAACACTTTAGAAGAGCAAAAAGCAAAAGTATCAGATTTAAGAAAAGCTTTGCAAGAAGCAGAAGCACAATATGGAGCAAATAACGAGAAAGTTAAAATGTTTAAAACACAACTAAACAATGCAGAAAATCAATTATCACAAATGGAGAATGCTACAGAAAAAAGCAACAAAGAACTAAAAGAAATGAAGAATGGATTTGATGAAGCCGGTAGTGGTGCACTAAAATTTGGAGATATATTAAAAGCAAATGTTATTGGTGATGTTATTACTAGCGGACTAAGAGCAGTTGGAACAGCTATAAAGTCAGTTGGCTCTGCTTTTATAAATGTAGGTAAACAAGCAATAGAAAGTTACGCAGACTACGAACAGCTTGTTGGTGGCGTTGAAACACTATTTAAAGATAGTGCAAACATTGTAGAAGATTATGCTAATAATGCATATCAAACAGCAGGCTTATCAGCAAATGAGTACATGGAAACAGTAACATCATTTTCAGCGAGTTTATTACAGAGCTTAAATAATGATACAGCAAAGTCAGCAGAAGTTGCAGATATGGCAATAACAGACATGTCGGATAACGCCAATAAAATGGGTACTGATATGTCTATGATACAAAGTGCTTATCAAGGCTTTGCGAAACAGAACTATACCATGTTGGACAATCTAAAACTTCGGATATGGTGGAACAAAAGAAGAAATGCAACGTCTACTAAAAGATGCACAAGAGCTTACTGGAGTGAAGTATGATATTGACAACCTAAATGATGTGTATCAAGCCATACATGTTATACAAGGAGAATTAGGTATCACAGGAACAACTGCTAAAGAAGCTAATAGCACAATATCAGGTTCACTTTCTTCTATGAAGTCAGCATGGAAGAATTTACTAACAGGAGTTGCAGCAGACAATGTTGATTTCAGTAAATTAGTAAATAATTTTGTGGGAAGTTTGATTACTGTTACTAAGAATTTATTTCCACGAATTGAAATAGCTTTACAGGGAATGGTATTATTAATTACTAACTTTGTGGATACTTTATTACCACAAATTGTACCACTTGTATTAGATCTAATTAACAATTTAAAAGATGTTATAATAGACCAACTTCCAAACCTAATAGATGTAGGAATGGAACTTATTAATGGTTTAATTACGGGAATAGCAACATCAATACCAGAAATTTTACGAACTGGAATAGACATACTTCTTCAATTGATAAATGGAATTTCTCAGACATTACCTCAATTAATTCCAGTTGCAATTAATTCGATAATATTAATTGCAGAAACATTATTAGATAATATTGATACAATAATTGATGCTGGAATTAATTTAATTATGGGATTAGCTGATGGTTTGATAGAAGCGCTACCACAATTAATTGAGAAGGTACCTATTATCATAGAAAAATTAATTTCAGCTTTTGTAAATAATTATCCTAAAATAATACAAGCTGGGTTCAATTTAATTGTGAAAATAGCTGAAGGATTAATAAAAGCAGTACCTCAATTAATTAGTAAAATACCTCAAATAATCACTTCTATGGTTAGTGGTTTTGGACAATATATGAGTAATATGTTTGAAGTTGGAAAAAACATAGTTGAAGGAATTTGGTCAGGGATAAGTAAAGCAAAAGATTGGCTTTTAGGAAAAGTAAAAGAATGGTGTGGAAGTATACTAAATGGAATTAAATCATTTTTTGGCATACATTCGCCATCAACAATATTTAGAGATGAAGTTGGTAAATTTATGGCTCAAGGTGTTGGAGTAGGTTTCGAAAATGAAATGGGAGATGTAACAAGACAAATGCAAAACGCAATTCCTACAGAGTTCGATGTAAATTCTACAATAACATCAAGCTCTAATAGAGCAGATACACTAAAAGAGTCACTAATTGAAGCTTTTCAACAATTTAAACCAAGAATAATATTAAATGAAAAAGATATAGGAGAATTTGCATTTGAATATGGGAATACAAAATACGGAAACTACTATGAATAAGGAGTAAATGATGAAAGTTAGAAGATTTTATCTCGAAAATGAAAAAGGTCAAAGTATAGATATGAACAGCCTAAAAGAAGGTTGTTTTTTTTCTTCTCCAACAGGATTAGGATATGCTTATAAAAGTGAATTTGAACAACTAGGAAATACATTTGTAGAAAATGATAAACAACTAAGTCAAAAAGAAATATCAGGAACAATACATTTTTCAAGCTATGATAAATTTAAACAGTTTGTGGATTTTGTTGAATCATCAGAGAAATTAAAAATAAAATATGTAGTTCCATATTTATCAGGCGAAAAGGAATACTACAAAGATATATCAATAAAAGACTTTCAGAAAAAAGAAATACACATAAAAATGTTATCGTGTCCAATTACTTTTTATTGTTTAAGTTTATGGTATGAGCAAACAACAGCAATATACACAATAGAACCATCAGAAAATGAAATAAGATGGGACTTCAGATGGGATAGTAAATTTACAGATTATAATACAAGAACTTTAACTTATATAAACAAAGGTCACACAGAGGCTTCTATTTTAGTTGAAATGGCAGGAAAAGTTGTTAGTCCATATATTGAGATGTATGTTGAAGGAGAACTGTATCAATCAGTTACATTTAATACAACAATTGAAGAATATGAGAAACTGTTATATGGAACTAAAGAAAATGAGTTTTATATATATAAGCAACACACTGATGGAACTTTAGAGAGTTTATTTAACCTAGATGTAATTGATTTTTCAAATGATAACATTATAAGACTTCCACAAAACAAATCTTGTGAAATTAAACTAAGAGCGCAGAATGAAGTATTAAATGCACAACTTACAATCTTAACTTATTATAAAGCCGTTTAGGAGGGGTATATAATGAAAATAGTAACTGTAAACTTCGATGGAAATGATTATATTGGAATTTATAACAAACAGAGTGGTTTTTACGAAATAGAATTAGAAGCCCCATCAACTGGTGGAATATATCCAGCTCAAATAGAATGCATGGATTTTTTAGAGCAGAAATGTGAAGAAACAAAAGCAATACAAGTTTTTGCAAAAGAAAAGATAGAACTAGAATTAAATAAAGTATTCATGTGGATATTTGATTATAGAGATTTTTCGGTAAAAGATATTGTAGAAACATCAGATTATGAAATAAATATTGATGAAGAAACAAATGCAAATTCAATAATAAATATACTGAAGAAGACTATTGCAAAAGCAAGAGATATTATCGCTGTTAAAAAGAATAACAAAGTTATATATTGGGGAAAAATTGAAAATATCTCTAATGAAGATGGTAAATTACCATACAAATATACAATTAAATATATAACTAATCTATATGATCAAAAAATTAAATTAAACAATGAAAACTTAATAAGAGAAGTTGGAATAGAAGATTTTATTTCAAGAGAAATAAAAGACAATTTTGTATTTAATGAAGATGCGTTTTTGAATATAAAATATTTAAAAATTATAGTAAAAACACATACAACAAAACAAATATCAGTAAGTGGAGTAGAAAATAATATTTACAATTTACATACATACATGACTAATTGTACACAAAAATATGACATTGTCTATGATTTCTCTATTGAAAACAATCAACTTGTAATGACGATAGAAAACAAAAGTTATAAAAAAGAACTTATAGATACACAAGCACAAGCTATATCGAATTATACAGAAGTGTTCGAAACAAATGTAGTTAGCAAAGTTACTGTACTATATGACAAAAAGAACAAAGTTGAGGAAAATGGGGAATATAAGCTGTATTTGTTAAACAATAAAACAACAACCACAAATCAAAATGATGTAAATAGAGCAGACGGAAAAGTAGAAACTATATATACAGAAAATTATGAAGATGCACATCAAAAAGCTTTA